CGCCGCAGCCCGCGCTGATGTCTGGGCAGGGCAAGGCCATGCTGGCGCTTGGCCGGCTCAAGGTCGGCCAGATGAACAAGACCGAGGCGGCCTATGCGGAGCGGTTACGCCAGCTAGAGGCCGCCGGTGAGATCCAGTGGCACAAGTTCGAGGGCATCAAGCTGCGCCTGGCTGACGGCATGTTCTACACGCCTGACTTTGCGGTGCTAGCCGCTGATGGCGTGATGGAACTGCACGAGGTCAAGGGCTTCTGGATGGACGATGCCAGGGTCAAGATCAAGATGGCTGCCGCCCTGTACCCGATGCGCTTCATTGCGGTCCGGGTGAAGCCCAAGCGGGATGGAGGCGGCTGGGCCGTCGAGGAGTTCTGATGGACGAGCGCATTGACCGCCTGCTGTCGTTGGCCGAGCAGCAGCACGCCACTATCGTGGAGCAGGGGCGCCAGATCGCTCAGCAGGCTGAGCATATCGGTCTACTCACGCAGTCGGTCGTGCTGCTGCTGGGCGAAGAAGTGGGCGTGCTGGTGCCGGAGGGCGACGCCGCGGCAGAGCCGCAGCGCACCGACATGGACGGGATGCCTTACTGATGGCCGGCTTGGCAGGCAATCGTCAAGCCAAGCGGTCTATGCCCACCAACAGCCGGGCATGGCGCCAGCTCCGCGAAACCATACTGGTGCGTGATCTATACCGATGCCAGGAGCATGGTTGTGGAGTGACGTGCACAGGCAAGGGCCAAGCCCATGTCGATCATGTCGATGGCGATCCGAACAACAACGACCCGGCGAACCTCCGAACGATGTGCGTCAGCTGCCATAGCCGCAAGACTGCTCGAGAGGACGGTGGATTCGGCAATGCCGCGCACTTGGTCATCGGTTGTGACGATGATGGGTGGCCATTGAGTCGGCTCCGGGCGAACGTCGGCAGCAACGACCGGGCGGAAGTTATCCACAGGGCGAAAGCAGCCCGAGGGTGGGGGGACCGAAAAGTCTGAGCTGAACGGCTCACGATACGCGCGTCAACCTTTCCTCACGCATCCACAGTTGGAAAGACGACCCCCTGAGGGTGGGGATTGATGGCAAACCCGCGAACGCCGGCGGCCAAGGCGGCAGTGTCTGGCGCTGCGGCGAAAAACCCGAAAAGGCACCAAAACCGGAAGACCCCAAAGGCGCCCAAGGCAATCGGCCCCCCATACAAGGGGATGACGAAACAGCAGGTTGCCGTCTGGAAGGAGCAGGTAGAAAACATGCCATGGCTGCATGCGGGCCATCGCCTGCTATTGCGCCAGGTCTGCATTCTCGGCGCCCGCATGGAGACAGATCCCGAGATGGGGGTGTCGGCGATGCAGGCTCTTGGGTCGCTTCTCTCCAAGTTGGGAGCAACGCCGGTCGACGAGACGAAAGTACACCATGGCAACGGCGAAGACGAAGACCCGGACGACAAGCATTTCTAACTGCCGCACCAACGAGTACCCACTCGCGGTGGTATCTGGAAAGGTGGTGGCCGGGCCCCATGTCCGGAACGCATGTCGGCGCCATCTCAAGGACCTTGAGGAAGCGGGCGAGCGCGGACTCTATTTCGACCGGGAAGCTGCGGATAAGAAAATCGCCTTCTTCGAAGAGGTGCTGCGCCTCAGTGAGGGCCAATTCGAAGGCAAACCCTTCCAGCTTCACCCCAGCCAGGCGTTCAAGATCGGGAGCTTGTTCGGGTGGAAGCAGGCTGATGGAGAACGTCGATTCCGGCGTGCCTACATCGAGGAAGGCAAGGGGAACGGCAAATCACCTATGGCCGGCGGCATAGCGCTTATCGGTCTGTGTGCAGACCAGGAGGCAGGCGCCCAGGTTTACGCAGTGGCGTCGCACAAGGATCAGGCAGGAATTCTGTTCCGCGATGCGGTCAAGATGGTGAAGGCGTCGCCCGCCCTCAAGAAGCGCCTGCAGTTCTCCGGCGGCGAGGGCAAGGAATACAACATCGCGCACCACAAGTCGCAGAGCTACTTCCGACCTGCGTCCAGAGACGTCGGCAAAACCGGCTCGGGCTACCGCCCGCATTTCGTGCTGGCCGACGAAGTGCATGAGATGGCGGATGGCCGGATCATCGAGATGATGGAGAACGGCTTCAAGTTCCGCCGCTCCCCGCTGCTGTTCATGATTACCAACTCCGGTAGCGACCGGAATAGCGTTGCATGGGCGGAACACGAGCACGCAGTGAAGGTGGCTGCTGGAAGCCACGAAGCGGTTACCGACCCGAGCTTCGTTGGCGAGGTGATCGACGACAAGACCTTTTCCTTCGTTTGCGGTCTGGACGAGGGCGATGACCCGCTGGAGGATCCACGCTGCTGGTTGAAGGCGAACCCCATGTTGGGGATCACCATCACCGAGGAGTACTTGGCGGGCCGCGTGAGCCAGGCCAAGCAGATCCCGAGCAAGCTGAACGAGATTCTTCGCCTCAATTTCTGCATGTGGACCGACGCGGACCAGGCGTGGATGAGCCGCGACACAGTCGAACCCTCTCTGCAGGAATTCGACCCGGCGGAGCACCACGGGGCCAAGGTTCACCTGGGGCTTGATCTCTCGCAGAACCGCGACATCACCGCCCTTGGCGCTGTAGTCGAGACGGGCACCACTGAAGTGACGGTGGAGGTCGAGGGAAAAAAGAAGGTCGTCAGCAAGCCGACGTTCGATGCATGGGTTGAAGCATGGACGCCAGGGGACACGGTCAAAGCGCGAGAGCTACGCGACAAGCTGCCTTACAGCACTTGGATCAGGAATGGCCACCTCCACGGCCCCAAGGGCCAGACGATCAGCTTTCGCCACGTCGCCCAGACATTGGCCGAATACGACCGGGACTATGAAATCGCGCAGGTCGCTTACGACCGGTATGCGTTCCGCAAGTTCGAAGAGGAAGTCAATGACCTTGGTCTTTCGATTTCGTTCGTTGAGCACCCGCAGGGCGGTTTGAAGAAGGGCAAGCCGCCCGAAGAGGCGGTAAAGGCGGCGGCAGCCGCGAAGAAGCCGGCCCCGGAGGGTCTATGGATGCCCGGGTCGGTTCGCCTCTTCGAAGAGGCGCTGCTGGAAGGGCGCGTCCGCATCCGCGGCAATCCTGTCTTGGTCTCGGCAATCATGTCGGCCGTGATCGAGTGCGACAAGTGGGAAAACCGCTGGCTCTCAAAGGCTCGCTCGGTAAACAAGATCGACGCCGCAGTGGCCCTCGTGATGGCCTTCGGATCGGCTCACTCAGCGGTCAAACCTGCCTCCGTGTATGAGCGGCGTGGCATCAGATTCTTATAAGGAACGCAATGTCCAGGTTCAACGAAGCTCAGCTCCAGTCGCTGGATCGGTTCTGGAATCCCCCTGCCGACGCTTCCTTGCCACCGTTTAACGCGCGGGCTGATGCTGGACAGTTCAAGGGGATGGATGATCCCGCGCTCCTTGAGTTCATGCGCGCCGCAGGCGGGCAGGGCAGTGGCGGCTACCAGCTGCGCAACATGGCCGTATTGCGCTGCGTGTCACTGATCTGCGGCACTGTGGGCATGCTGCCATTGAACGTGATTGAGGCTGGCCCAGCGAAGCGCGTAGCCACCGAGCACCCGGCGCACCGTTTGTTGAGGCTCAAGCCGAACCCGTGGCAGACGCCGATCGAGTTCAAGCGGCAGATGGAGCTGGCTCGGCAAAGGCATGGGGACGCCTACGCCCGAATCGTGTGGTCAGCCGGTCGGCCGATCCACCTGATCCCGCTGGAATCCACGGCCGTCGATGCGGACCTTGGCGACGATTGGCGCATGGTCTATCGCTACAACAGCAAGAAGCGCGGCGAGGTGATCCTCAAGCAAGAAGAAGTGCTGCACGTTCGCGACATTTCTGTGGATGGCGTGACCAGCCTGTCTCGGATGAAGCTCGCAGACCGAGCAATTCGCCTGGCACTGGATGCAGAGAGGGCCGCCAGCCGGATCTTCGAAACGGGAAACATGGCCGGTGGCGCCATTGAGGTGCCAGCTGCTCTCAGCGATGAAGCGTACGCACGCATGCGGGCGTCACTCGATACCGAGTACGCAGGTGCCAGCGCCGCGCAGAAGTGGATGCTGTTGGAGGAGGGCGGCAAGGCCAACAAGTTCGGAAGTACGGCCCAGGAGGCGCAGCACGTCGAGAACCGCAATGCCCAGGTCGAAGAGGTCGCCCGTCTGTTCGGCGTGCCCCGACCGCTTCTGTTCCTGGACGACACCAGCTGGGGCAGTGGCATCGAGCAACTCGGCATCTTCTTCCTGCAGTACACGATGCTCGAGCACTTTACGAACTGGGAACAGGCTATCGCGCGAGCACTGATCGCCGAGCGCGACCTTGAGCGCTACCAGCCCAAGTTCAATGTCCGCGCCTTGATGCGCGGCACCCTGAAAGATCAGGCGGACTTCTTCGCCAAAGCGCTGGGGTCTGGTGGCACAAAGCCCTGGCACACCCAGAACGAGATCCGAGACCTGCTGGACTATCCCGAATCGGATCAGGCTGGCACCAACGACCTGATCAACCCCATGACACAGAAGGGAAAAAGCAATGAGCCTCCGGCAGCTGCCTGAAATCCGCGCCGAGCGCAGGCTGGGCGCTGCCCAGTTCGACATGCGCCCTGATGCCTTGGAGCGCTGGGAGCCCGAGGTCAGGGCCGCCAGCTCCGGCGACAACAGCATCTCGATCTACGACTCGATCGGCGAGAACTGGGAGGGTTCGGGCGTAACGGCCAAGCGAATCAGCGCGGCCCTTCGCTCAATCGGTGATCGGGATGTTGTAGTGAACGTCAACTCCCCGGGGGGAGACTTCTTCGAAGGGGTGGCGATCTACAACCTGTTGCGGGAACACAAGGGGCGCGTCACGGTTCAGGTAATGGGCCTGGCCGCGTCGGCAGCTTCGGTGATTGCCATGGCCGCCGACGAGATCCTGATGGGTGATGGCGCATTCCTGATGATCCACAACGCTTGGGCAGTAGCGATCGGCAACCGGCACGATATGGCCGATGCCGCCAAGCTGCTGGAGCCCTTCGACGCGGCGATGGCGAACGTCTACGCAGTTCGCTCCGGCATCACGGTGGCCAAAGCGGCCCGGATGATGGACGAGGAAACGTGGATCGGCGCAGCGCAGGCTGTGGAGGACGGCTTTGCCGACGGCTTGCTCGATGGCACCGCTGCTACAAAGGGTGCTACCCAAGGTGGCGGGGGGCGAAAGGCGCTCGCGCTGGTCGAGGCTGCGATGGCCAAGGCCGGCCACTCGCGCTCGATGCGCCGCGACACCCTGAAGTCCCTGTTCAACGGCAAGCCGAGCGCTGCCGAAGCTGCCAAGCCGCGCGCTGGCATTAGTGAAACCTCGGCCCTGCTCCAGGGCCTTCTCGACAACATCAAAGGCTAAGAGGCCAACAATGAACAAGATGACCCACGGTCGCGTCCCGCGCGGCCTCGTTTCCGTGCGCGCCGATGGCGGCGCACAGCCCGATGTGAAGGCGTTGGTGGAAGGCCTGAATAAGGCATTTGCCGACTTCCGGGCCGAGCACACCCAGCAGCTGGAGGAGGTCAAGAAGGGCAACGCTGACGCCCTCCAGGCGCTCAAAGTCGACAACATCAATGCCGATATCTCCCGTCTGCAGGCGGCCGTCGACGATGCCAACACCCAAATGGCAGCGTTCCAGATGGGTGGTGGCGGCGCAGCCGACAGCGTGGCAGATGCGGAATACACCAGCGCATTCCGCGCCCACTTCCGCAAGGGCGAGGTGCAGGCTTCGCTCAACAAGGGTGTGGCCGACGAAGGTGGCTACCTGGCACCGGTGGAATGGGACCGCTCGATTACCGATCGCCTGGTCATCGTCTCGGACATGCGTCAGCTGGCCAACGTCCAGCCGTGCTCCGGTGCCGGCCTGACCAAGCTCTACAACATGGGCGGCACCGCCTCTGGCTGGGTCGGTGAAGAGGATGCCCGCCCCCAGACCGGCACGGGCCAGTTCAAGTCCCTTGGCTTCGGTTGGGGCGAGATCTACGCCAACCCGGCGGCCACCCAGCAGCTGCTGGATGACTCGGAGATCAACCTTGAGGCCTGGCTCGCCGGCGAGGTGGAGCAGGAGTTCGCAAAGCAGGAAGGATCCGCGTTCTTCTCCGGCAACGGGGTGAACAAGCCCTTTGGCATCCTGACGTACGTCGAGGGTGGTGCCAATGCGGCCAAGCACCCGTTCGGTGCGATCAAGGCCGTGAACAGCGGCGAAGCAGCGGCGATCACCAGTGACGGCATTATCGACCTGATCTACGAACTGCCGTCGGCATTCACTGCGAATGCGAAGTTCTCGATGAACCGCAAGACCCAGGGCACCGTGCGCAAGCTGAAGGATGGCCAGGGCAATTATCTGTGGCAGCCCTCGCTGGTCGCTGGCCAGCCGGCCACGCTCGGTGGCTTCCCGGTTCAGGATGTAGCGGCGATGCCGGACGTGGCCGCCAATGCCACCGCCATGCTGTTCGGTGACTTCAAGCAGACCTACACCGTCTACGACCGCGTGGGTGTGCGTGTGCTGCGAGATCCGTTCACCAACAAGCCGTTCGTGCAGTTCTACACCACGAAGCGTGTGGGCGGCGGTGTGCACAACCCCGAGCCGATGCGCGCCCTAAAGATCGCCGCTGCGGCCTGATCTTCAACCTGCCGGGCGGCTTTGCGCCGCCCG